ACCATTTTGCCTACACCGTTGAGCCAATCCACGCCTGACGATGTTGACCCCATCAACGACCCTTACACAACGCCTGTTCCTTTCTACGCAGCCTACAAAGCCAAGTACAAGGAACAAAGTTATGGTGAGGCTGAAATCTACAAGCAAGAGTACATGAAGCATGTCAATGCTGTTCAGAACTCTGTCTTTACGCGCCGCATTCCCGACCCATACTCTAGCCCGTACTAATCATGGCAGCAGCAGAGCAAAAGAAGTCTTATGCTGTTGTTAAGAATTTCACAACTCTTAACACCAAAGCCAATAGAACGGCTATCAAAGAGGATGAATTTGCCTGGATAGAAAATGCCATGCCTATTGGGCACGGCAACATCAAAGTCATTCCAGCACAGACAACGGTCAAAGACTCTGGCAACAGCGCAGTTTCTTTTGCCAACACGGTCACATCCCTGACCTCTGCTAACATCAACGTCAGCGATTACTTGCTGGGGTTTGAGTCCAACGGGCGGGCAGAATACTTTAACCTGACCACCAGCACAAAAGGCAATGTAGCCGCAGCAAGCACGTTTTCCGCTTCTGGAGTTACCACCGCGCAGTACAAGAACCAGAACGTCATCATCGGCGACCCTGACAAGGGCTTGTTCTCTTGGGACGGAGGCAACTTGTCTAGCATTGGCGCTGTAGGTGTTATTGGCATCAGAAACGCTGGCGCAGGTTACACCAGCACTCCTAGCATCACTATTTCTGCCCCTCAAGAAACAGGCGGCAATGTGCAAGCCACAGCAACGGTCACTGTTACCTCCAACGTGGTCACTGCCATCACCCTCACCAACGGTGGTCAAGGCTACACGGCAGAGCCTACTGTGACCATCAGCGGAGGTGGAGCCACTACCAGTGCTACAGCGGTGGCTTCTCTGGTCACGTTTAAGACAGGAACGGTGTCTGTAATGATGAACACCTTGGGCACGGGCTATACCAATTCTTCCAACGTCACGGTCACTATTGGCGATGTTACTGGCTGGACAACACGGGCTGTAGGAAATGCCATCGTGTCTGGTGGTCAGATTACCCAAGTCATTATGACCAATGCAGGCGCTGGATACACTTCTGCGTCCAACGTAACAGTAATTATTTCCGACAGCAGCGGCACACCAGGTACGGGTGCAACTGCCACAGCCATTGTTAACACCAGCCAGATTGTTGATGTAGCAACATTTTCTGGCAGAGCATGGGTAGCTGCTGGAAGGACGGTGTATTACTCCTCTGCCACCAACATCAATGACTTTACCTCTATATCGGCTGGGTCATTTACTCTGACAGACTCAACTTTGCATGGCAACATACAAGGACTTCTGTCTGCCAACAACTTTCTGTACATCTTTGGTGATGACAGCATTAACGTATTCTCTGACTTGCGGGTGTCCAGCACAGGTGTAACCCTATTCACCAACACCAACGTCAGCGCCAGTATCGGTACAAAGCGGCTGTATTCGGTGTTCCCGTACTTCCGCTCGGTTCTGTTTATGAACGACTACGGCATGTACGCCCTAGTTGGTTCTACCACCAGCAAGATTTCCGACCAGTTGGACGGTATTTTCCCGTACATAGACTTCACCAAGCCCGTCACCGCAGGCCAGGTGTTGCTCAACAGCATCCTGTGCGCGGCGTTTTCTTTCACCTACAACGACCCTCTGTCTTCTGCTCGACCCATCCAAGCGGTGTTTTTTGAGAAAAAATGGTTCATCACCAGCCAGGATTCGTTGACGTATATCACTTCTTCCCCGTTGGGCGGCGTGATTAACCTCTACGGCACTACGGGTACTGCGTTGTACAAACTCTACGGGGATGCTTCTGCCAACGTGGCTACAACCATCCGCACGGCTCTTATGCCTATGGGCGACCCCATCCGTACCAAGCAAGCTCTGAAATTTGGCATAGAGGCTACGCTAACCAACGCAGCCACATTCGTTGTCACCGTGGACAGCGAGTACGGTAGCAGCCCGTCTTACACATTGACCAACACGCAAATAGGTTGGATAAACAACAGCGGTGCTATTGTTACCTGGACAAATGCGTTCAGTACGACAATACCGTGGTTGTCTTCCGGCGGTTACAACTTGTACAAGTCGGATGCCCAGCAGTACGGCAAATATTTGGGGTTAACAATGACCAGCAACAGTGCTGGTTTTGTGGTCAACACGTTTGAATTTGAACATGAATTGAGAGTGAGGTTCTAACATGGCAGTTCCATATACCTTTGCAAGTGCTACGGGGTCTATCCCCCTGTCGTACCTTGACACCAACTTCAGCACGCCAATCACCATTGGCAACACCGCCGTTACTCTGGGTTCGACCATCACCACAGCGTACAACATGACGTTGGGCAACGTCATCATCACCAGTGTTGGCTCTACATTTCCCAACAACTACCTTGCCAACGCTAACGTCATTCTGGGCACAACCACTGTGCCGCTGGGTAACACTGCTACCACGCTAGACGGTCTTACGCTTGCCAATGTGACCGTTAACTCGGGAAATGTTACGTTGACAAAAGTTACGGTCACTACTGCCAACGTCACTACTGCCAATGTAGCTACTCTTGTTGTATCTGGAAACGCCACACTTGGCGATGCCTCCACCGACACCGTGACGGTGGAAGGGTACATGGGTGTGGGCGGTGCTGGCGCGACAACTACCGGCATCAAAATATCAAACTCCGCTCTCACTGGAGTAAGTCAAATTGGCTTTCAGTCTGTGCCAGTTGGGACAAGTGCTGCAACCACACAAGTACAGGGTGTTGGGTCGCAACCGGGAACTGCTGTTGCGGTGTTTACGTGCGCCTCTACCTACGCCTTCCGCGCCAACAACGCTGTCAAAGGCGCGGGTTCAACAATCACTGACCAGCATGGCGTGTATGTTGATGACCAGACAAATGGCACAAACAACTATGGAGTTCGTACCATAGTCTCCAGCGGTACAAACAAATGGAACATTTACGCATCTGGCACGGCGCAAAACTACTTTGCTGGCAGCGTGGGTATTGGTACAAACACCGTCTTGGACGGTAGGCTTAACGTGCAGGTTGACGCAACGAACAACATATCGCTTTTAACCTACCGCAGCGCGTTTACTACCAACGCTGGGTATTCGGCGGTTTCAATGTGGATGAACGATAGTGCCGCTACTCCTGTGGTGTATGGAGCGCTTGTACCAAACATAACGGTTAACACAGCCGGAGCGCACTCTGGTTCAGTTTCTATCTACACCACCAGCGCAGGCACGTTAGCCGAGAAGATGCGTATTGACTTTAGCGGCAACGTACAAGTGTCAACTGGCGCAGTAATGCCCTATGCACCTGCGCCTGCCGCCATCAGCGCAGCAACAACGCTGACCAATGCAAATATTCAAGGCCAAATCATTAGTGCTACGGGTACGACCTACACTATCACGATGCCGCTGGGTACAACACTAGAGACATTGGCTACATGGGCAACCACAAACATTGCGTATGACTTCTTTGTCATCAACACCGCATCGGGAATAATCACAATGGCTGTAAATACAAACGTTACATCATTGGGTTCGTTGACCATTGCTATTGGTGCATCTGCTCACTTCCGCATCCGCAGAACAGCGGCAAACACTTTTATTCTTTATCGTTTGGTTTAACTAGGACTTACCGTGACCACTTTCACCACCACCGTTTCCCAGATGTTCACGCTACCCCAAGAGGCAGGGCAGACCGATGTCGTTGTGGACGTTACCTACTTTGTCACCGGAGTGGACGGCGAATACACCGCATATGCCAGCTTTAGTCAGCAGTTCACCATCCAGCAGGGCGAGGCGTTCACACCATACGCTAAATTGACCGAAGCGCAAGTGGTTGGTTGGGCTGACTCACAAACCGTAAGCAGCATGGAAACGCATGTGCAGGCTGTAATTGAGAGCATGATTAACCCATCTGTTTCCCCTTCTTCTCAGCCACTTCCTTGGAACAGCTAATAGAAAACATCACATAAATGCAGAGTAATTGCTCATGGAACAAGACGCACACAACACGTCCTTCACAGACCTCATCATTGTTTGGATAGGAACCATTCTCGGGCACTTCACCCTGTCAAATGCTGTGTTGTGGGCGACTCTTCTCTTCACCATATTCCGCACTTACGTGCTGTTGCGGGATGAAGTGTTTAGGAAAAAACTATGAACATGAATGACTTGTCCTACGTGCGGTTTGGCGACAAAGACGGCCTGGGGCAGTTCTTGTTTGAGAACGGCGTGCAGCACAGGTTGTTCTCCCAAATTCTTGCTGACCAGAACATCTCGTACCCCAAGTACCCCATCATAGATGCCAACACTGACAACCTGGATGATTGGTTGTTTGTGCACAACCAAGAGCATGAATCACTGGCAACCATCTTAGTTTTGGACAACCCGTTTCAGTTGCTAGACGTAGACTGGAATGTGGAGGATGATTTCTACGATTGGCTGGGTGTTCATCTAACAATACATGAGCAGATAGCATCTGCATTAGGAGTTTGATATGGGCGGCAACGTAGGATTTAGACCACCAAAAAACGCAACTCTTATTTATTCTCCAAGAAAAGGAAGAGGGGGAGGTCAACTTATAGGTTATTCACAGCCTTCCCCATACGGCACTGCAACGTATGATCTAAACGGGAAAACAACCAACAAAGTCGATGACAAAGTAGTTTTAGAATATAGAAAAACACATCCAGGTGGAGGTGGCGGCATTTTTGGAGCATTAATCAATGCTGTTAACACAAACATATCTACGCCTCTTACTCAGGCTTTGCAGCCTGTAGAAAAAGTAGCTAATGCTGTAGCAAGTGACCCTAAAGCACTTGTTGCTATTGCAGCCGCTGTAGCCGCTCCGTATGCTGCGGCTTCTTTGGCTCCATATTTAACAGCTTTTGGGTCATATGCTGGTGTTGCTGCTCAAGCTATTACTAGCATTACTGTGCAAGTGGCACAGGGTGTGCCTATTGAAAAGGCCACAGAAAATGCTCTAGTAAACGTAGCAACGTCTGGAGTAAGCAGTGCAATAGCAAAGCAAATTGGCACAGTGGTAACAAATCCAAATGTAGCAAACGCTATTTCATCTACCGTTACTTCTGGACTTGCAACCGCAGCAAAAGGCGGTTCACAAGCAGATGTTGAAAAAGCCATGACGGCTGGACTTGTTAGTTCTGCTGCTTCTACGGCATACAAAGAAGCTATAGATTCTTCTAGCACTATTGCCAGCGCAGCAGTTGGCGGCGCGGCTGGCGGTGCAGTTACTGGAGGAACAGAAGGCGCGGTTACGGGTGGTCTTTCTTCTGCTGCTGGTGCTCTTGGTTCTAATTTGGCAAAGCCAACCCCCAAGCCTGCTGACACCGCTGCACTGCCACCAAGTGAAGTGGCTGCTTTAGGAGGTGCTGTGTCTCCAGACACCACTAGCCAATCAGACGTAGACACAAGTCAAACATCAATAGAAATTGCTCCAGCACCAGTGGCTGGTCTTGACCTTACAAAAGAACAAACACCAGCGCCCGTAACTGAACCAAAACAAGGCGCGTATTTGCCAAGCACAACGCCTACGGCAGCAGACCAGAAGATTTTAGATTTGATAGCAACACCTAGCAATGTTGCGCCAACAGTTGATACAGCCACCGTTACCACGCCACCTGTGGTCGAGCCAAAACAAGGCGAGTATTTACCAGAGGCAGCACCAGCGCCCGCTCCTGTTACTGCGCCAACAACAGACCAACAAATTCTAGACTTGATAGCAGAGAAACCAGCCACTACAGACGTAGCAGCAGTTGGTGATGAGCCTGCTACGCCTGACAAAACGCCTGTGACTGAGTTGCCAGTGGAAACACCTGTTACAACGGTTGAACCTCCAGTTGAGGTTGATACAACAGGTATTCCTCGCGTTGAGGTGTCTGGCGTTGGCACTGTTCCAATAGAACC